ACTTCTAATGCTTGCTCGTAATGTAGTATACATATCAATGTCGCCTGCAATACTACCAAATTCAATTAATGCTCTTGAATACTTTTCTTGTTCGCTTAGTAACTTTGCGTACACAGTTCCTACGCCTGTTGCAGCCACAGCTCCGTACAATAGCATTTTACTGCCTTTACCAACTACAGTAGCTACCGCAGCGGCTTTACCTCTAACCGGTCCTGTTAAGTTTCCTATACCAACACCAGCATTATAAAGTAACTTAGCTACTTCGTGTGACATGTCTGCAATAGCGTTTGCAGGACTTGATCCACTTGTGATTGATTTTATTGCACTATTAGAAATTTTACCTGCTTCTGCTACTGCGTTTTCAGACAAACTAGCTTTCTTTGATGCTGAGTCTGCTCTACGTGTTGCAATTTTTGCTCGTGCTATAGCATCACCACCAGCTAAAACTGCGGATATCTGGCCTATAGTAATACGAACACCAGTTAGGTTAGCGTTAACCTGATCTAGTGTATCCTCAGTAGCCCAAGGATACTGTTTTAAGAGTGTTGCAAAATATTGTTGCATGTCTGCTGCCATTGTAAATTAACCGATGTTTTAACTATGATAAATACTATTGTATTATACAGTATTTATGCTATTCATAATATATGTATATAATAGGAGAAAAAACACAAATGACAAACCCATTAATTGAGGCATATCGTAAACCAGCGTTATATATTGCTTTGCCAAGTGGCGGTAAGTTTTACAAAACTAAACCAAAACTCAGTATAGACAATGAACTAGCAGTTTACGCAATGACAGCAAGGGACGAACTCATTTCTAAGAACCCAGACGCTTTGTTTAACGGAGAAGCCACAGTAAGTTTAATTCAAAGTTGTTGCCCTGACATTACAGACCCAGAGTCTATGCCAGTTGGCGATTTACTTGTAATTTTAGTCGGCATTAGACAAGCAAGTTATGGAAAAAATATTGATGTAGACATCAAATGCCCAGAGTGTAATTTTGATAATCAGTTAACTATTGATGCATCTATTATGTTATCTAACATGGATACAAGCAAAGAAACAACACATGTTACGTTAGCAAATGGATTCAAGATAGACTGTTTACCATACACGCTACGTGATAGAACTGTATTACAGATACAGCAAATTAAACAAAATAAGATGATTCAAGGACTAGCAGACGAGAAACTAGATGACGCTGGAAGGCAAGAATTGTTCGGAAAAACGTTTGTAGAAATTGCTGAGTTAACTGTAAAACTAATTACTAATAGTATTGTAAGTGTACAGGCTAAAGATACAGATCAAATAACAGACAAGGAACTAATAGGTGAATGGTTGCAGTCTATAACTAGACAAGACTATGATGTTATTAAAGACAAGATAGAAAAACTAAGTGAAAGCGGATTAGAAACTAAGTTTAATGCATCTTGTCAGGACTGTGCTCACACGTGGAAAACTGCTGTTGATTTAGACATTGCAAATTTTTTCGAGGGTTGATATCTTCTCGTCAACCCGAAGAAATACTTAGAATAGTAGAACGTTATCAAAAAGACATGGAAACTGCTGAAAGTAATTATTTAGATATAGTTATACGTAGTGAAGGTACGATTGGTTACAAAGACATCATGGGTATGCCAGTTGACAGTATTAAATTGTTAATTGAGAGAATGAATCACAGAGTTGAAGAAATCAACAAAAACAATGCTAGAGCTGCTCGCCGGTAATTGCTTTATAGTAATCCGCAGGCCAATCGCTATAATAGCCTGTTGTTTTTAGATGCTTACGTTTTGTAAGTATATCACCCTTTAATTGAATAAACACACAGTCAGTAAAGTTCTTTACAAAGTGTCCACTACTACGTGTACTAGTAAAGTATAATAGATCAGGATTAGCAAGCATAGCTTCTTCGCAGAATTTTTCTACAGGGTCTATATTATCTATATCACCCAACCACGCAATACCAATTTCAAATGTATCTCGGTCAAACGTATTAAGTTGCGTTAAGTCTTCACGAGCATCAATGAATTGTATTTTTTGTTGGAGTCTTGCTTTACGTGCATATGGACAAACTGGAAAGCCAGAGTCCTGCTTAGATTCTATGGAAGTTTCACTCCATTCTAAGAACTTGGTAATAAAGTCGGAATATGTCATTTATATTGTTATCTACTGTATGTTATTGTTATCGATGTCTTACGACATCATCAGTATCACATAGCTAACGCTATGTTCACTGTTTATTGCTTACGCTAAGTTAAAGTGTTTAACTGTATTAGACATAAACAATTTTTTTATATCTTACTCTATGTTATTTATATAATGGTTACTTCACAAGATATTTTATTCACACTTAGCCTGTATAGGGCCAAGTGTAAAAAAAACTTCACATAGAAGTCCACCCACAAGTACTATAGTAAACCTAGTTTAACACCTAGGAAGGGCGGTTATGCTGTACCCTTATTACATACTGCTTTATTAACGCAGAAACATCCTTTGCCATAGTATCGACTTCCGGACTATCCTCAAGTTACGAGCGTTCGTAGAGCTTGATCATTTTGATTTGTCAAATCAGTGTATTGACGTTGTTGGCACACCAGTATCCAGCCACACGTTAAATGTAACCTCAAGGTGAGTCGAGCTGTCTCGACCAAACTGAGCCTCAGTGCCTATGTTAGCCTATAATGTTTTAAGTTGTTGTGCCGGTATTTGCGTGACTTTGTGTCTGGGTAACATACGGTCCCGAGGGAGTTGTTATATACACTAATTATACATTGTTTTAATAATCAGCTTCAAACAAGGTCAAAACCTTATTTCTTGTTTTTACTATAACAGAAGAGTACTGTGTTGTCAACCATTCTTAAGATGTTCTGTCAAAATGCGTGAGCTACCTACTCTTACGTTAATAATGCCGTTGTAGTATTCATCGGATTCTAATACTCTACGGTCGAACTGTTCCTTTGCTTCTAAGTAACTTAATACTCCTCGGCTAGGACAGTAGTGTAAAATTTGTCTAGTGAACTTGTTTTCACCTAGTGTTAAGATGTCAGCATTCAAATGATCTGAAGAACCCCAATAGGTTTCCCAATCACTTTCTTTAGTGCCTCGTCTTTTATTCTTTCTTCCTTTAAGCGGTGGTTTAGTTGTTTTAAACCTTGCTAACTTCTTACCTATGTACTTGCGGTCGTTAGTAGTATTTGTAATTAAGTATACAAATCCTTCAACGCCTTCTGGAATCTCTGTGACTACTTTATTATTGTATGTCCATGGGACATTACTTTTCTTCTTTGTACCACTCATTTATTAATCTTTTAATTCTGTCTAATGTATCTATTCCTATAGTTACTTGATCTATTGTATTTGGAGCATGCATTAATACATACTCTGGATTATTATAATCTTCCAATTTTAATTCTCTCTGGTCGTTGTCCAGGTTATGCATCAATTACTTCTATCTCAGTATTAAATGTAGTGAAGCCGTTTTCTTTTGTAACTTGCAATACGCTGTTAACACGGCCTACTAATTCATCACGATGAGATATAAGTAAAATATTCTTATGCCTATCACGTTCCATTTTCTTAAGAACTCCTAATGCACTTTCCACACCTACAGTATCCATTCCACTGTCAACTAGTTCATCAATGCAAACTAAGTTAATAGGGTGATTCATGCTTTCAAAAACATCTCTAAAACTCCAACTAAGGCCAAGTATCAATCTGTTACGTTCACCTCTACTTAAATTGTCAAAGTCTAAATCCTGTCCTAGCTGTGTAATAGTTATAGTAAGATCGCTTTGGAACTGTACCTCATGTGGTAAGCCTAAGCGTGTAATATAATATTCTAGACGTGTGTTTAGGAACTGTAGATTCTGTTCAATAATTTTCTTACGTATAAAACTATCTTTGTTAGTTAACAGTTTTAACAAAAAGTCTTGATGTTCTTTTAGTTCCTCAAGTCTATTTACCTCCAGCCAACTTATCTCTTGCATGCCAGTTTCATTTAATGAAACAATTTGGTCTACATATGGATCTGTTTCTTCGCTAGTTGTTTCTAGTAAACGCTTATTAGATGCAATCTTATTTTGATGTTCATATGCTTCTTTTAAGCTATTATATTCAATACGTGGTGCATCGCCCAACACGCCTACTTCATTAAGTGCAATTTTGTATTCTTCAATAGTAGCATTGTCTTTGTCAATGTGAACTTGACTTTCTGCTACTGCTTCTGTTTTACTTTTAATAATTTTTTCATGTGCTTCGTCATGTAGTTCTTGTCCACATGCATAACATTTTTGTTCTAATGTAGTATCTAGGTCTTCTTGTGCTTTGTCTAAGCGTCTTTGTTCACGTCCTAAACTACTTGTAAGTTTAGCAATTTCTGCATTTAATGTATCTATTTGTGTTCGCTTTTCATTAAACAATGCAAACTCGCCGTGTGCTAATAACTCTGCTTCAATGTCAATATGTTCTAATGCATTAATCTCACTAGCGTATTCGTTTAGCTTATCTTCTTGTTTATTGGACCAATGTGTTTGTCTACGCTCCAAGTCCTTGATAGTAGAACCAATACGATCATTGGCTTCTTGTGCGCCTTTGATACGATATGATTCTTCTGTTACTCTATCCTTTGTACCTTTGAGAAGCTCTTTAAGTATATCAGCTTTCTGACTTAGCTTTGTAATACCTAGTAGCTGTTCAATCATTTCACGCTGATCATTAGCTCGCATACTTAGGAAAGGTTCTGTGTACGTATTTAATGCAACAATGTGTTTAAACATTGTATGACTCATACCAAGCACATCCTCAATAACCTTTTGACTCTGCCTGCCTTCGCCTTGCATCTCATCAGTTACACCTTCGTTACTATCAACATTGTTAACAAGTAACTTGAATATGTTTTGCTTGCGTCCACGTTCAATACGATAACTAATACCGTCTTTATCAAAGTCAACAGTGACTAACATGTTCTTATTATTAGTCTTGTTAACTAAGTTATCCTTTTTAATATTGTACAATGCATTACCATACAATGCATAACTTAGTGCATTAATGATGGTTGTTTTGCCTGTACCATTACGTGAACCATCTCCACCTAAGTCAATGTTGTTACCTAACACAAGTGTTAGTCCGTGTACATCAAAGTGGATAGCCTGTGTGACGTTACCCACACTCATAAAGTTCTTTACAGTGATATTTTTAATTTTCAGCATGTTTAAGTTGTCAGTCCTGTATAAATGTCTACTAAAATTTCTTTCTTAATAGTATCGCTTTGTACTGAATCAAGTTGCGTTAATACAATTGTATCTACGTTTTCAACTTGTATATCAATACCTTTGTTCCAGTCTTGCGTGTGTTCTTCTTTCTTACTTGGCATAAGAGCAATCTCACGCAAATCATATTGTTTAGCAAATGTTTCTTTAATAAAGTTTGCTTCTTCATATGTAATGCCAACGTCTAAGCTAACACGTGCATACGTTTTGTTAGAAAGATACTTGTCTGGATTATCAATAAGTTTACTAAGCGTTAGTGTTCTATATTTTGGAGCCTCTGGCCAAGCAAGGTATTCAATTGTGCCATCCCAATCTAAGAACGTACAGCCCCTATCATCATCCCATGCATCAGCATAGTTGTGAGGGAAGCAGTTACCAGGATAAATTACATTACCTTTTACTTGACGTTTATGGAAGTGTCCACTGAATACTTTCTCAGGTCGAGAAAGATCTTCTGCTTTAAGTCCACCGTGGTCGGGCATTTGTACAAGTGCGTTCATGTAGAAGCTTGGTAATTCAAAATGACCAAACATATACTTACAATCAATTTCTTTTAGCTTCTTCCACTCATCATCACACAACCAAGGAATAAACGCAATGCCATCTTCGATAAACATACTTTCATTGATCATTCTGATTTTAGGAAAGTCTTGAATCATAGACAAACTATGTATCTCACGTTTCTCTCTATAATACAAATCATGATTACCTGTAATCATAATAACTTCATCAAAGCTATCATTGAGCTTACGTAAATTACTTGTAGTATAATTTAATGTACTAACGTTAATACTTGCTCTGTTATGATGCCAGTCGCCTAAGAAGAAACATTTTTTAATGCCTCGCTTATGTGCTTCGTCTATCATCCAAGTAATGAAGTCTTCACAATCCTGATTATGATGTCTACTGTTATTCTTCATGCCGAAGTGTATATCAGTAAATATTACCGCTTTATCAAAAAACATTTATTCTCCAGTTGGTTGGGTATCTGTGTCTTCTACATCTGTTTCAGCATCAGGTACTTTGTACGTTGTTACTTTCAGTGTAGGGCTTTTTGCTTTAAGTGCTTCTTCACGTGCTTCGTGTGCTTTCCACTCAGCGTTAAACGTTCTAGTATTACTAGGGTTCAATCCTGCTTCTTCAAGGATGTCATCTCTAATATTCTGGCTACGCTTTTCTAAGTTTAATACACGAGTAAAACTATTGTTAATAGCGGCTGTGTAATATGCAAATGGGTTTTGAGATTTAAGTTCATTAAACTGCAAACCAATTTGTGAAAGTTGCAATAGTGCTTGTCCACGCATTTCATCAACATATGTATATCCACGCCAGTTACCACGCATACTATATCTCTCACAAAGTTTAAGATACATACGAGCTAAGTTGTCGTTAGTCTTTCCATGGTCCACGCTAAAGTGTCCATTGTCTCTACCACCGTTCCAATGTGAACGTGCTACTTCTTCTAATGTACCTTCAATCATAGCGTAGTGCTTAAATGGTGGGAAGTTACATTTAGAATGCAAGTCTGCAACAGTCTTTGGTTTGTTTTTTCTAGCTTCTTCTGGTATGTGCTTAAATGTCATAACTCGCATAACAATTTCATTATCGTTAATAGTTGCAGTGTCAACAGCAAAGTCTGCAGCTCTTGGCTTAGTCTTTTTACCTGTTAACCCTTTTTCCCAACGCTTAACTTCTACTTCATGAGCCATTTTTTGTAATCTTGTTGCTCGGTTCTTCTTTGCTTCTTCTTTGATCTCTGAAGTGATTTCGTCTAAGCTCTCAACAATAATATCGTAATGAGTATAGTTGTCGTCTCTTGTCCAACAATAGGACATCTTGCTATTATGTATCTCTCTTAACATATCTTTATTGGTTAAGTAGAATGTTCTCTTTGGTGCCGTCATTATAATATTCTCCTGTTACAGCTATTATACACGGCCTTAGTAGGCTTTGTCAACCGGTTTTATAAAAAGGATAAATACTACGAACGGAGAGTAGTATCATGCTAATTGAACAAATATTAAAAGAAAGTGTCGCTAATATAGCTGTATTTTACGGCGGTCGCTTTCAACCAATGCACCAAGGACATTCAGATGTTTACAAGCATCTGTGTAATAAGTTTGGTGCTGACAATGTATTTATAGCTACAACATTTAGTCAGAAAGCCATAAAAGCACATGGTAAGAACGACTTTAGTAGCGACCCATTTACATTTGACGAGAAAGCATCTATCATGAGTAAGATGTTTAACATACCAGGCGAGAAGATTGTTAATGCTAATCCATACAGACCAGACCTTGCAGTTATAGGAAGAGATCCTGCAACTACAGCAACTATTTTGGTGTATGGTGAAAAAGACGCTAACAGGCTTGCCACAGGCACAGGTTTCTTACACAAACTGCCAAATGATATGGAAGAACTAGTACCAACTGCAAATGACAGAGGTTACGTTTACGTAGCACCATTAATGCAGGGTGGAATGAGTGCAAGTTCCTTTAGAGAGATTATGTCAGGCGATGGTGAAGAAGACGACAAGAAGAAAGCATTTATACAGTTTTTTGGAAAAGATGATCCAAAGGTATTTGGCTTTATTCAGGATAGGTTACGATAATGGCAGGCGTAGAAAAGAAAGTAAGTTTAGTATTAAAACAACATGGTAAGCCGTTTACGTTAGATGGCATACTTTCTCCATTGGCAAACATACATGGTGTAGAGTTTCCATATACTCCTACTATTCAATTTTCACATCAAACATCATATGGTACATACGATGTTGCTGGATCTATATATCAACAAAATTATTACATGAACACTCCAAATCCAAATATATCAATTACTGCTATGTTCTCAGCCAACACAGTAGCAGAAGCACAATACACAGCCGCTGCTTTACACTTTTTTAAAAGTTGTACTAAGAGCGACTTTGGTGCTTCGAGAATGTCTACAGCTGGTACTCCGCCACCCGTATTAAGATTTAATGCGTATGGCATGCTACACGCTTCAAACGTTCCGTGTGTTGTTAGAAGTTTTAACTACACACTACCAGAGGATACTGACTACGTAGATGTGTTAGTACAAGACGAAACAGTTAGCATACCGGCGTTACTATTAGTATCATTAGAACTAGTACCACAACTTCCACCTAGAAGTGTCAAGAATGACTTTAACATACAAACGTTTGCAGACGGTTCTGCACTCAAAGGTGGCAACCCTGGAGGATTTATTTAATGTCATATAGAACAGATAGCATATATAGAAACACACCAATTATTAATAACCAATTCCTAGATGTACTAGCGATTGATAATATTGATGTAGTAAATACAACCACACGTTCAGTTACAATAGAATTAAGACATGCCAACAAGCCAGACCTATTAGCACACGAGCTATATGGTAATTCAAAACTATGGTGGGTATTTGCATTGTTTAACCAAACAAAATTAGCAGACCCAATATTAGATTTTAATGAAGGCGTTGTTATCCAAGTCCCAACAAGGTTCGCATAACATGTCAAGTGTCAATATAAACAGTAGAAATTTTAATCCACTAAACCTCAGGACCGTTAATGGGCCTGCGGGTGCTTGGGTAGGTAAAACAGGATCAAACGGAGGCTTCACTACATTCTCACATCCAACGTATGGTGTTAGAGCAAATGCATTGAACCTATTTAAAAATCAAGAGAAGTATGACAATAACACTATAGCTAGTCTTATCAGCAGGCATGCACCAAGTAGCGAAAATAATACAGAAGCATATGCAGACAAAGTGGCAAGAGACTTAGGCATAGACAAAAATGCAACCATACCAAATTTACGAGATAACCCTGCCTTTACAAAGAAGCTAATGAAGTCAATGACAGAACACGAAGGCAGTAAAGGAAATGTGTTTACAGATCAACATTTTGAAACGGGTATTGGAATGGCTAATGGCAGTATTGCAACAAATGGTCTAAATTTATCTACACTTCCAACTGATTTTGATGAAGGTCAATTTAACAATGATGCAAACCAAAATAACCTTGGCCAAGGGCCACAAACACCATCTGAAGCAGAGTTTGATGAATCTGGGGGAGCATTAAATAAAGTTACTACTACTCTTCAAAACGTAGCAAAGGATAATTGGATGAGTCTAGTAGATACTCCGCAATATCTGTGGACATTATACATAGTTGATACTGACGTATGGAATACGCCATCACTATTACATGGTAATGATAGTTCTGCAATTAATTCAGGTAAAGCAATAGTTGTTGCACAACAGGGTGTTACTACTCAATTTACATTAGATAACTTTGCAATGGTAGCAATAGTTACACCAGGACAAGCACACGGTAATACTACACCGGGCATTATACAATTTGATCTATTTGAAACATTAGGTTTTACTTTACTAGATCAGATTCTTAAAGCAGGATTAAAGCTAGGGCAGCCTGGAAACTTACACGAACAGCAATATATTTTAAGATTAGAATTTGTTGGCAGAGATGAAAAAACTGGAGGTAGTGTTAGATATCCAGGTACTTTCTTTTATCCAATTAAATTAAATCAAATTAGAAGTACAACAGGACCAGAAGGCACACGCTACAATATTATTGCGTGGTCAATTATTAAACATGCACAAACACATGCAGTGTCAGAAGTTGATATTACAATGCAAGGCATTGATCAAGTATCTACCTTTGCAAGTCTATTAGAAACAAACGTTAATAAAGCCCAATTAGATATGATGCCAGCACATTTGACTGACCTGGGGTTTATACCAGAGAAACAAATTAAAGTTAGATTTGGACCAAAAGCCAACCGCCGAGGGATACAAGGATTAGCAAACTTTAACTTAGAAACCAAGCCTTGGGCAGGCGCTGCTAATACAGCGTCCAATGATGGAAAGGCGGTCGATCTTAGTGGTGTTGACGGGCAAACTATAACCCTAGACACTAAAACAGCTATGGGTACATTTATAATACAATCAATAACAAAGAACTGTCCAAAGTTTGCATCTTATGTACTTGAAAATCAAAAGATTGGCGATACACCACATATAGTATGTACGCCTACTGTAAGATATATAACAAATGCTATGAACACAAGGAGAACAGCCGTAACAACTCGGATGATACTTGATGCTGAAAGAGAAGCTGCAAGACCATCAGCGTTAGGTGGTGGTGGCTCAGATGTTGGAGGCGCAAATGCAGTTGGCACTGGCACAGGAGCTGATGCATACAACAAGCCAACAGAAATTACATTTACAATTGAGATTGGAATAAACAGCACATCTCCTGGCGAGAAACATCGAATAACTTTTGCCGATACAAAGTGGCAAGTAGATAAATGGAAAAGATTACCAATTCAAAAGGCATACCAGTATCAGTACACAGGATTAAATACAGAGGTACTAAACTATTCAATTGACATTGAGTCGTTGTACACAGTAGTTAGGATACCACAGGGCGGGTACTATCATGCAGATAAGAAAGAACAGTTTACCCCAACTAATGCTAAAAAGATTACTCCATTCTTAGAAGATATACCATATGACAAGATACCAATAAATTACAATGACATGGTAAAGTATACAGATCAAGCAGCTGGTATACACGAGCAACGAAATAGTAGTAATGAAGGATCTGACGCACTACTTGCATCCATGGCTGGTGATATGGCAAAAAGAGAATATGATGCATACGGATTTAGTATGGAAATAAAAGGCGACCCTTATTGGATGGGCGGAAGTTTACAAGCAAGCGTAGATGGCCCACAACCACCTGACTATACTTCAGAAGATGCATTAATAACTTTTTTACAATATAATCCTAATGCAGAGGACTTGCTAGAACATCAAGAACGCGGCCCAATAGATCTTGTATCAAGTGGTGTATATAAATTAACATCAATTGAAAGCAGATTTCAAGGCGGAAAATTTACACAAACATTAATAGGCTATAAAGATACTACTACAAATAGCTTTTTAATATTACCACAATTAATAGACATGGGAAAATAAAATGGCAGGATATATATTAAATGACGGATACAATGTTTCACGCAAAGGCAAACAGTCTAGTGAACACAATATTAATACACTTAGTGGACTATACATTGGTGTGGTTATGGACAATGCAGATTCGTTGAGCTTAGGTAGAATAACCGTACAAATATCAGACTTTGGATCAAAAGATAACCAACGCATTTGTATGCTAAGTACACCGTTTGGTGGGCACACAGCTATTAAAGATTCCGGAGATGACGAAACTAAAGAATCACAAGCACCAATGAGTTATGGCATGTGGCCTCAGCCTCCAGAGATAGGAACTAATGTCGTAGTAGCATATACCGGTAGCCAGGAACAAGGAATTGTTATGGGCAGTCTAATAGCGAAAGATAGAAACGCTATGATGGGCGGCAAAGCTAGTGGACAGGTTTATGCAGGTACAGATAAGAGTTTAGGACCTATGGTTGATAAAAATCCATACGATCAGAATGATAGTGACACACGACCATTAGATGAATACCAGATGGCTGTACTCAATGCACAAGGTCTAAGTTTAGATTACGTCAGAGGACATAGCCAAAGTAGTGCTAGACGAGAAAGTCCAAGCAAAGTGTTTGGAATAACAACACGTGGCGGCCATGTGTTAACACTAGACGACGGTGATGCATCTGGCAACAGTCAAAACATTAGACTACGAACTAAGGGCGGCGCTCAGATATTAATTGATGATACAAATAATTTTATATTTGTTACAACACAGAACGGTGACACTTGGTTTGAAATGAACGAAAGTGGTAAGCTAGATGTATATGCTAAATCTGGAATAAGTTATCACACAGAAGGCGACTTTAATGTACATGCTAAAGGAAACATTAACATGCAAGCAGAGCAAGGAGTTAATATAAAAAGTTCTGGAGCAGACGGTATTAAGTTAGAAACAAGTGTAGGTAGCATTGATATCTACAGTGCATTGGATATGAACATACAAGCCGATGCAAACCATAATTTAAAAGTAGCAGGAAACATAATTGCTAAAGGAACAAGAGTAGATTATAATGGACCAGTTCCAGCTGATGCTAAAAAGACGGCAGTACAAAATCAAAGTGCTAACGCAAGTGTAAAAACTAGTGCCACAAGCAGAGTACCAGAGAAGCATCCTTGGTTAGGTTCGGAAGGTGTCCAGGAAACATTTACTACTGGTAAAGGGAATACAGCCTAATGGATTTTAAATTAAATAATGAAATCAACACAACCACACTAATTGACTATGGATTGTTTAGTATCATTGACAATGATGCTGTTCGTATACAACAGCAACTGTCTGACTTAGAAGCAAGTGATAAATTAATTAATTTAAAATTAAGGACAATAGGATGGTCTGGAATTAAAGAATTGGTTGACAACACATACATAATCGGGTATGCTAGTAAGAAACAAGAATTAGCAGATGGTGTTGGGATGCTAGAACAAATAGCTTACAACACATGGATTGAAGAGTTTAAAGATACAGAACGTATGTTTAAGAAAAACTTTCCATTACCTACGTTGTCGCAATCACAGTATGATGCATTGTTAAGTTTATATTTCGACACAGGCACATATCGTAAGGTTGGCACAGAACTAAGACAGTTTGAACTTAGTGAATTTATTACCGATAGGAAATGGGATCACGTAGCGACATCAATGACACTCAGTGGAAGCAATAGATTAGTAAGACAATATGATGCAAAGGTATTAATGCTAGCAGATTACGGTACTACTAAAGATAGATCATTAATTAAAGAACAAGGCTTACAAACTTTGTTAAAACGTTATAGTACAATGGGTCTAACTGATCCACAAAAAGCCCAGGCCGAGTATGTGTATTATGCAGAGACAAAAAGATTCCTACCAAACTTAGCTGAGAGTAGAAAAAGAATCTTAGTAAAACAATCAGTTAACTAGTTCAAAACTATTTTAAATACATATATATTCGCAGGGAAAATCTACATTGACAGACTACAGTGTCCTTTTACTTAATGCCAACGGGCAACCTTTAAGCATATTGCCGCTCAGCACAATTAGTTGGCAGACAGCCGTGAAGGCTTTATTTGCACACAAAGTACATACAATAAGTAATTTTGAAAACAAATTCTTAAGGAGTACTACAATAAGTATTCCATATCCTAGCATAGTTATGTTAAATGCTTATCATAGACAGCCCAATAGAGCAAAGTTTACAAGACGAAATGTTTACATCAGAGACAATTACAAGTGTCAATACTGCAATGAGCAATTCTTTGCAGGCGAGTTAACATTGGATCATGTTATTCCTAGATCAAAGGGTGGCAAGTTAACATGGGATAACACTGTTTCAGCATGCGGTCCTTGTAATGTTAAGAAGGCCGATCGTATGATACGACCATTAAACAAGCCAGTGGTTCCAAGCTGGCACTATATACAGAACTCAAACAAGCACCACACTCTGCATATTCCAGACATGTCGTGGCAAGATTATGTAAAATGGCCCGAAGATAAGCTAATTTTGCTTTCATAAACTACAGTTATAATTTTTAGCATAAATAGTTGTATGAACAATATAATTGGATACACAACAGTAGAACAGCCATATACAAGCAAAAACCTATTAGGTATAGATTTAGCTAAACGAGACCTCCTGAATCACTTTGCAATACGCAAAGGAGAGAAGTGGACGGACCCAACATTTGGTTGTGACTTACCGTACTACGTGTTTGAACCGTTGGATACTAATACTACTGAATCTATCAAAGAGGAAGTCTTTGCAGTCATTAGTTATGATCCACGTTTTGAAGTAGAAGATACCAATATAGATATTAATCAGGATAAACACAGCGTTACTATTAAAGTAAAGCTAGTGTATATACCCACTACAACTGTAACAGATTTACAGATAAAGTTCGATAGAGAATTCGAACAGGACGCAGAGTTTTAATCATGGCACAAAAAACAAGACAAAATAAACTTTTTGCGGCAGAGGACTATACAGTTATATACGAGTCGTATGTTAATGCTAACTTCCAAGCATTTGATTACGATACTATTAGAACTGCAATGGTTGCTTATGTTCGCAACACATACCCAGAAAACTATAATGACTGGGTAGAGTCAGCAGAATTTGTATCGCTACTAGATGTAGTTGCACAGTTTGGACATAACTTGGCATACAGGGTAGACCTTAATGCAAGAAACAATTTTTTAACTACAGCCCGAAAACAAGATTCAGTTTTTAAACTAGCAGAGTTTTTAGGATATCAACCCAGACGTAATGTGCCAGCATACGGTGAGATGAAAGTTATAGGAATTAAAACAAACGAATCCGTTATTGGTAGTGCAGGAACTAGCTTAGGTGGAGTAGAAATAAAATATGAAGCTTCAAACAATGTAAGCAACATAGATGATTTTATTACAGTACTTAATGCTACATTAGAAAACAGTAATCAATATGGTAGTCCAAAGAAAAGTTCTATTGTAAATGGAATACAATCAGAATTCTATGATATAAACAATACGCCTAATCAAATTAAGTTTGATGTTCAGGGAATTGTATCAGGTAAGACTGCTACATACAATATCATTAGCAGTGAATTTGATAGTGTCAATAAAGCATTTATGGAAAAGGCACCTAGCCCAATAGGCAGTGTCGGAGTATATTTTAAAAATGATGGCAAGGGTATTAGCAGTGTTAATACTGGATTCTTTATGGGTGTTAAGCAAGGTGCATTATCATTCCAAGACTTTGTTATTGACACTCCAATTGACAGTGCAGTATTAGATGTTACCGCAGAAAATATAAACAACACAGACGTATGGGTACAGAATGTTAATGCAACAGGTAACGTTGTTAAGAATTGGTCTAAAGTTACAGACGTAAACAGTAATGTAATTTATAACAACTTAGCATCAGGTATACGTGATGTATACAGTGTAAAGACTAGAACAAATAATTCAATCTCAATTATGTTCCCATCAAAAGAATTTGGTAATGTTCCAACAGGTACTATTAGAGTTTGGTACAGAACAAGTGCTAATACTACATATGTTGTTAGACCAGATGACTTAACAAATAAAAAAGTAAACATTGGTTACACAGGATTAGATGGAAATACATACACAGCTATTTTATCATTACAATTAAAACAAGCAATTGTTAATGCAACATCAAGTGAGACAATGGATAGCGTTAGAGAAAATGCTCCTAAAAATTATGCTAGTCAAGATAGAATGATTACAGCCCAAGACTATAACACATTGTTATCTAGTCAACAAGGCGGCATCCTTAAACTTAAGAGTGTTAACAGAACATTTAGTGGACATAGTAGATATTCAAAGTTTACAGACCCAACAGGTACATACTCAGATTTATTTCTAAGTGGAAAAGATGCTACAATATATGCATCAGAAAAAGTTATGTCTACTGCTAGTAATGCAACAGACTCTTCTACACAAACATTTGAGAAACATGTTAAACATATTTTAGACAATGACGAATTTATTAACTTATATTATACAAAATATAAAACAGCATTTGAAGCGTTAAGAGGAGAAGAATCTTACACACCAGATTCATTTGTTTGGCAAAGCCCAAGTGAATCAACTAGTGGAATACTAACTGGTTACATTACAGACACTTCAACTCAAATAGCACGTGTTGGTTCAACAGCAAGTACATACATGAAATACATTACACCAGGTGCTTTAATTAAATTTACAAGCAACAGTAAAACCAAATGGGCTAAGGTAGTAGATATTTTTGCAAACGGCTTAGGTATGGAAACAACAGTCGGTGCTCCAACAGGTAAGCGTACAGATGGAACAGGTGCTATTATATTAGATACTGACATTCCAAATGGTTCAACAGTTAATGTTGTATACCCTGGCTTGTCGAGAAGATTTATTAAAAGAGAAAAAGATGTTATTAAATATTACTTAGAGTCACAGCGTGACTTTAGTATAAAATATAATTACAAGAATAAGAGTTGGGATATTATTGGAGCCACAGGCACATCGGTAGTACCAACAGTAGCTTATCCTACAACATTTAGTTTAGCAGATGATAGTTGGATTCTAAATTTCAAGTTTACCGGATCATCATTTGATATCTACATTAGAACATTAAGATTTAATTTTACAAGTGCTACAGTACGTTTAGGAAACATACAGAACGAATATGAAATTAGTTCTTATACTAAAAAAGCTACACGTGATAAAATTACTGCTATTGGCGTAGATGGAAATGATATTGTTGACATTGGTGATTTTTATGTATATGGTTATGATACTGCTACTGATAATAATTACAGACTATCTCTTATAGATAGCAATGCTGATAGTAGGCCAGATAACCCAGATATATTTTTTGAGACGGTTGGACTTAACAGCGTAAAAATTAATACTGTTGATTACGATGGCAGAAGTAGTTTAAACTTTGACTGGCAACATATTGCGTCAGACAATCAAGTAGTTGATCCTAGCTTTACAAATATTATTGATGTATACGCACTAACAACATCATATGATACTAGTTATAAAAATTGGTTAAAAGGAACGCTAGCTATAATGCCTAAGCCTCCTACTAGCTACGAACTTGGAACACAGTTTTCAGCTACTGGAGAAAAGAAAGCAATGAGTGACACGATTGTGTTTAAACCAGTTAAGTATAAACCAATATTTGGAGCCAAGGCATCAGCAGAATTAAAAGCAAAGTTTAGAATAATTAAAGTTGTTGGATGTAATGTAACAGACAGTGATATGAAAACAAGAACAGTTAAAGCTATAGATGAATTCTTTAGTTCAAGTGTTTGGGACTTTGGAGAAACTTTTTACTTTACAGAATTAGCGGCTTACGTACACAAGCAACTTGTAGGTGTGCTAAGTAGTTTTGTTATTGTACCGCAAGGCACAGGAACAACGTTTGGTGATTTGTTTGAGTACACACCAGAGCTAGACGAACTTATTATAGCAGACGTAACAGTTAACGATATTGATATTATTCAAAACATCACAGACGAAAATATTAGAGCAGGAACATAATTAAATGGCGAATAAAAAAGCAGGTTCATCAAAGGTCCGCAGTATCAAAACAAAGAAGTTTTTACCTCAAGTATTCCAAACTGAATTAAATAATAGTTGGCTTGATAGTACATTAGATCAAATGGTTTCAAAAGGACCATTGGACCAAGTTGATGGATACATAGGTAGTAGACATGGCTCAGAAGCTCAAGCACATGACTCATATGTTGACCCAGTTACAGAAGTTAAACTAAGAAAATCAACTTCATTAACGCCTGGTATTATATCTTATGATAACACTGGAGCTATAACAAACAAGATTACATATGACGATGTAGTACACTCGTTGAATGCAAACTTTAATGAGTACAACTATAACTCAGCATACTCGTCTAATGCATTTTCTTATAACCCGCCTTTTAATATTGATAAGTTTATTAACTTTAATAATTACTATTGGGTTGAAGAGCTTCCAATTTATACTAGTATCTACACAGGCACAAGCAAGAATCCATTAACTGATATTCAAAATACCAATGTATATACATTAGTAGATGACACTAATACAATTGTATTAGAAAATAATATGTTAATTAAGTTTGTTGGCTCAGGCTACGATGTAGCATGTAGAGGAAGTACATATATTGTATTAGGTACAGGTGAAGGAAACGGTGAACATAGGTTTGAACTTTATATTGATTTTAATCAAATAAGAGTTTATAACAGTGTTACAAAACATACACAAGCCAATGATGGTATTTGGGATAACAGCAAAGTACATTCTGTTACACCTAATACAAATAACAAATACTGGCTGGCACCGTTTGGAAAAAGAAATTACGGAGCATTACTTACTGCATATAATGCAGATCCTATAGCAGATAGGTTACCGGTTTTTGATGGCTTTATATTTGAAGATGTAGAATCTAATAAGTCATTGTATAATGAAAACGTGTTAGTTAAGTTCACAGGAACAGGATGGGTTGATGCAACTCTCGATGACTCAGAATCTATTTACGTAACTAAACGTGATGCTACTACTGGCAATCTTAGTATTAAGAAAGTAATAGTAGCAACATATGATAGTGTTAATGACAAGTACACACTTGCTATTGCGTCTGACGCAACACTAGCTGAACGTGCAATGATAGCAAGAGCAGAAACATTTGATACTGCTATGTGGGATTGGATGTTACCAGTAGAACCATTAAAAGATTATTTACTTATTGAGAAACATGACGTGTTTAACACAGCATGGAGTAGAGCAAACCATTGGGTTAACATCAGTGCAATTAATAAATTAAAAAGCATTATGCCTTTCCAAAACTTTGATAATATAATTACTACTAAAAGAAAAGCAATAAGACCTATTATAGAATACACAGCAAGAATAGATTTATGGAACCATGCAAGACATGTTAATCCTGTAAGCCTTGGCACAATAGACTTTGGTGTTAAGACAGGTGATGTGTTATCTGCTATTCCAGTTGGCTCAACATACGTATACGTTGACAACTCAGATACAAAAGTATATACACAGGCAGCAACACCAACAAGTGTTACGCTTGCTGAAAATAATACAATGACAATTAAAGCTGTACTTGATAATACATTAAGTGCTTGGGTTAATGCAGATGTGTATTATACTAACAGTACTATTACTTTAGCACAACAGAAGACAAAGATCAACCAATATCCACTTTATAAGTTTTATGATCATACAGGTAAATTACTAAGCGACATTGCTGGTACTAACTTTAAAGGCGAGAAGATATTTGGATATAAGCCAGGCAAGGGTGCAGTTGATACTGAGCTTGGAATGAAATTAAGTTATAAGGATTCTTTAAAAGGTGCTGAGTATCAATTTCAAAACTTTATACTAACAACTAGATATAAAGCTAACTTCACACAAGCAGAAAATGCAAAGTTAGATTATCATCAGAACCTTACAGGATATAGTTTATATAAGAAACGAAATGTTCTTGAAGGTGTTTATAATAAATCAGATCTTAACTTTGGCGCAAAAGAAACAGTACAGTATAAAATTACAAATCCTGATACTGATTTAGTTATTCCATATGGTCATGGAAAATGGAGACCACATCAAGAAGAATTTAATGTACATCACATTGCTGGTAAGCTAGCTGTAACAAGAAGAAACGTTTCAGACGGAACTGCAATTACATTTACTGGTACACGTGAATATAACATAGGATATTCTCATATAATTAAGTTTGTTAATTCAACAACAGACGCACTTACGTTTATAGCACCAGGAGGCATTGACATTGAAGCAAACCCAAGTCATGCAAACAATCCAGATATAACAATACAACGCTTCGGCGATGTTGTAAAGATTGAAACAGGTTCATCAAGCATAGGCGGCACATTTGATGTTAGAGCAGGATCTAGTAGAATAGGATCATTTAATATCTCTAATGAGTGGGACGCTAACTATTTTGATATTACATTAAATGGTAAACGTATTAAGGATGCATTAGTTACAGTAACAGGCTCTAGTATTACTATTGACGAAACTGCATTAACTGCAGACGACTTAGTTGATTTTACATGGAACAGTAACAAGCAAAACAACAACGTAAAGAATTATAGTTACCCACAAGTAACACAGCATAACGTACACAACAAAGTAATTAAAACATTTACAATAAGTGAAACAATAGATCATTGGGCAGATAAACTAAATGCCAATCCATCGTTTGATAGAAATACATTTGGTGAGAATAACTACGGATCAATTACACACAACAGAAGCACAGGCGGAACTTTGTTCCTACATGATGACATTGCAGTAATGAATGACATATGTTATTCAGATGAGAAACTAGATGTTACAGGATCTCTTATTGAACAAGCTGGTGATTGGGATGCGTTTAGAGAAAGATTCAAAGCACAAGCAAAACGTTTATACTCAGTAACTGCTTATCCATCAGTACAAGAATTAACAACAGCTACGCTAACTGCATTGTTGAGAAACAAACGAACAAGCAAGCTACACAGCGATTCTAATATGTTGTTTAATAGTGAAGATGCATTACAAACATTTACTATTACAGATACATCAGTTAAAGAATTTGAAACTAAGTGGACTTTTAACGGTGACGTTAATATTAGAGACCACGTGTATGTTTACCTAACTGAGTCAGATGGTACTAACACATATAAAAGAATTTTAAGAAAAGATATTGATTACACACAGCTAGGTAATGCAATTACTATATTGCTTACATATAACACAACTGTAACACCTGTACTAGAAGTAGTATACAATCAAATGGACAGTGAGTGTTATGTACCTGCTAGTTTGGTTAAGCTAGGATTAGCATATGGAACACAGCCGGTAGTATCAAATAATATATTGTATACACATGATGGTGTAGAGATAGTATTAAAAGCTAACGCAGATTTAACTAATCCAAATAACTCAAGTTTGTTTGACCCAGTTAATGCGGCACTGTTTGAATTAGAAACACGTGTGTATGCTGGACTAGTTAAAGAAGATACAACATACGATAAGACTAACACATCATCATACTATAACTTCTTACCAACACAAGCGTCAGCTACTTGGTATTCGTTAGAGCTGTTAAACAATTATTTAGAAAAACATTTTAAGCATTGGGCAGAGCTGAAACAAAAAGGTTCTCTTAACCAAGCAAACCAATATGTAGCTAACGATAACACAACATGGAACTACAGTACTATACCATTAGGATTTAACTATTCAAATGCAACACCAGGACACTATAAAGGTGTGTATGTTCATTTGTTTGGAACAGCAACACCTGACTTAACTCCTTGGCATATGCTAGGGCATTCATTTAAGCCAACATGGTGGGATGCAAACTATAGCTGGGTAACTGGTTCAAAACGTACAGCGTTATTAAGTGCATTAAAGAATGGACTAGTAAGTGATCCTTCAGGAACACCTACACATGATATAGTATTTGCAAGACCACATTGGGACTTTGCAACTAAATCACCAGTAACAGGTTCAGGTACATTAGAAGATTTAACAACAGTAATTGGTACTCCGGCAAACGTTGATGCATCATCTGCATTTAAGTTTGGCGATTGGAGTTCAGAGGAATACGAATGGAGAGTATCTCCACAAGGACAAGCCGCAGGCGTTGATGCTATTATAAAATTAAATCCTGCTAGAGCTTGGAGTGCATTCTTCCAACCAGGCATACACAACAATGGCTATGCAGGAATTCAGAACGCAGGTAGATTTGGAAGTAGTAAGTCTTATAAAGTACCTGGCAACACGTATGGTAATTCAATTATTAATATTGAAGTACAAGCATCACCAACAACAGTATCAGCAACTGAGAGCTTTATAGTACTTGATGACTTTGGAAGCACAACAGCTACAACAAACTTTAAACTAAATGCATCTAGCAAGGTTAGTGCATTAAGTCTTACAAACAGAGGCGTGAAGTTTACTGGAAGCCCAATAGTTTCTTACTCAGGTGGAGCATCCAATATTGCAGGAATAGATTTTAAAATTACAACAGGTAGAATTGGATACGTAGCTAACGGTCTTTCACAGGCACAGTATAACTTTATACTAAGAAATCAAAATAGTAATTTGTCACAAGGACAGTTATATACAAACCTAGATACTAAGCTACACGAAAAGTTAGGTGGCTTTAGTAGTAAAGAATTGCTTGAAGTGTTTGCAGAAAGTAGTTTAACAGGCGACTTTGAATTTGGCAAGGCTGACTTTACAATTGATATGTATCAAGGCAGACCAACTAGATTAGTAACAGCTAGTGCAATTTTTATTACAAAGACTTTAACAGGATTTACTCTTTCTGGATTAAGTAACAACAAACAAGAGTTTAACTTTTTTGAACCTAACATTGCAGATACTACTGATTATGAATTAGTAACAGTACAAGGCTCAACAGTTAGAAGATATAATAAATTTGTAACAACAGCTAGCACAATTGAATACGGTGCAGCCGTTGAGAAGATGCAAGATGTTTATAACTTTGTTAGAGGATACTTTAGTTTACTAACAAAATTTGGATACACATTAGAATTTGATGGAGATAGTTCAGCATCAGACTTTGTTAACTGGGCTCTTACAGCAGACAACACAGATACATTTGTTTTACAGATAGGTAGAACAATATCGTTTAAAACTTTATACGGTACTGTATATCCATACAACAAACTAACTTCCAATGGTAACGATGTATTAACAATGTTCAACAAAACATTACAAGACAGCGACCTAAGTGTTAACAGATCTAAAGGACTTGTTACAGTAGCTACTAAGAATGCAGAGTTCATAGGTAGCATTACTAGTGCAGTACTTGAGTATGATCATGTTATGATATTTGAAAATAAAACTAAACTAGGCGTTGCAATATATGATGACGTGTTAAACCAAACACAAAAGCGTTTAGTGCTAAGAGGACAACGAACAGCTAATTGGAACGGAACTAAAACTGCTCCTGGCTACTTAGTGTTTGATGATCATATTGTAGAAAACTTTGATAGTGCAGTACAAAGCATTGACGACATGTATAGAACAGATGTGGATTCATTTAATGGTGCGTTTACTCAATCAAAGGATCTTGCAATAGGAAATGTTAATAAGACATGGGCAGATGGATTAGGTATTAATAAGAATGTACTTACTAAGTTCCATCAAGGATCAATTAAGCAACAAGGTACTACAGCATCAATTGATAGATTTAATAGAGCATCAATAGTTGACGAAGGCATTACAAAACTGAACGCATATGATCAGTACATGTTTAGACAAAGTGAATTAGGAAATAATGACTTAGAAGAAGTATTAGAAATAGAATTACGTTCTTCAGATTTAGTTGCATCGCCACAATGTATCTCTACACAAGATACACCAGCAGGCGGCGCGAAGGCTGGAGTAACATACACAGCACCAGAGCGTATTATTAATAACAAAGCAATAACTTTTGACACAAAAGACTTTACATATGATTGGAACTTTATACTAACAGGCGGCGCCGCGTTAGACCACGAAGTTAAATATAGAATACTATCCGCAGATGATATTTCATCTGTGTTTGAGAAGACAGAGCCTTACGCACTCGTACCTACTTGGAATAATTATACAAGTTATAAAAAAGGTGAGCAAGTAAGACACCAAGGACAGCTTTGGAAATGTAGTGTGAACTTTACAGGCTTAACAGAAACAACAGCCACTATATTGGAAACAAGTAGAGCATCACGAGCAGACTTCCCACACGGAACTATAGCAGAAATAGCAGGTACTTCGGTAACATTTAATAACACATCAACTGAGTACCAACCAATAATTGCAAATGGTACAGCAACTAGTCCTACATTTTTGCCAAGCGAAACATTAGTAATTGATAACATTAACATTGGCTTTAGTAAAACTGCAAACGTTCAAGTAGTTACAGGCCCAGCAATACAGCGTTCAACTTTAGGTAACGTTGCATTTGCAGATGTAACTGGACAAGGCATTACAATTAATGGCACAGCAATTAGCTTTGGTTCAACACCAGCAAACGTAATTGAAAACTTTACAGGTGTAAACAATGGAACTGCACTTAATCCAGTTCTACAAGCTACGTTTACAATTGCACAAGCATTAAGTGGAAGTACATTTAGCATAGCTTCGGTTACCGTTAATGGAACAGCAACAACAGCATACACGCTTAGTGGACAAAATATAACATTCACTACAGCACCAACAGCCGGACAAGCTATTGTAATTACATTAACACATGTAACAGTTGGTATAACAACAACTGGAATTAGAGATGCTATTAATGCAGCCGGTGTAACAGGTGTTACATCTTCATTAGTTACAGCAAGTAATGTATTAGAAATAGCATATGCTGGAGGCGTAGGTGATGTATTAATAATAGCACCAGCGGCAAGCAATGCGGCACTAGGATTTGCAACTGGCGGACACACTATTGCAGTACCAGTCGAGTTACAACTACAGCCAGCACAATTAAACATTACTGAGATTGTAGCACAGATTAATGCAACATCAGCATTAGTTAACGTTACAGCAAGTAACGTTGCCAACAAATTAAAATTAGTAAGCACAGGTGTAACATTAGCAGTAGCAGGTACAGCTAGAACTACTGTGGGATTAAATACAACTTACTCAGCAACAACTTCAACTATTGCTGTACCAACTGTTAGAAGTGATGCAGTTACATTGATACAGGCAGCAATTACAGCGGCAGGAAATACAGAAGTAACAATAGCAACTGTTGGTAACAACATAATAATTAGTTCAACAGGAACATCACTTACATTAGGTGACACTACTTTCAACACGCTAGCAGGTTTTGACACAGGAACTAAAATAGCAACAGACGGTGGAGTAGTTAACACATTTGATGTAACCGACTTTGGATCTACAGCACAAACATCTGACAACGCATTATACAACATACTAGTTACAGACGATAGTGCATTTGAAGTAGCGTCAAGAGGATCTATAACTACTAAGTTCTTTGGTTGGAATGTTTTACAAGTTACACAAAGACCAGCACCATTGTATTCATATACTACAGCAACAGACGGTTGTGGAATTTGTGCAGGTACATCAACATTAGATGGAAACGATGCAGAGGTTACTACTAACGTAGCACACGGATTACAAGTAGGAGACTTTGTGCAGTTACTAAACACAACTACTACTCCTAACATAGATGGTATTCACAAAGTAACAAAAGTAGGCACACTAGATACAGTATTTTACATAGACGAGTTTATTGAGATGTGCGGTAACGCAGTATCAATCATGCCATTAGTTACAACAAGATTTACAGATGAAGTACAACGAGCATCTGCAATTGCACTTGCTTCATGGAACTTACCAGCTAAGACACTTATATACGAAGACAGCAATGCAAGTGTATTAGGAACTTATGTAAGTAACATCACAGGAAGTACAGTGACAGCTAAGAGACAGACACTAAGCAGACCTACTAATAAAGACATAGATAATATTACTGTATATAATTATAAAAAGAATAAATCTAATATCATATTAGAATCGTTTGATCCTTTAAGACATATTATACCGGGTATTGCTAAACAGAATGTAGATATTATAAATGTATCAGACAACGCAATTTATAATACATCATCTGACACAGGACAATCAGTAGACGATAATAATGCTTGGGGTACAGAACAATTAGGAACAAGATGGTGGGACACTAGTAAAGCTAGATATTATGATTACGATCAGGGAGGTCTAGAGTATAGAGTTTCCAAGTGGGGAGAGTTATATCCTGGATCAGAAATTGTAGTATGGGAATGGATTAAATCTTCAGTAGCACCAGACGACTATGCAGAGTCTGTATTGTTTGGTAAAGAGATTTACGGCGTACCTGCAACAGGTGAGGCTTACGCAGTATACGATAAACTTACTGCAGAACTAGTATATCATTACACACTAACTACACAGTTTAACTCAGCAAACGGATCAAATGATGATGTTTATTATTACTGGGTTAAGAACAAAACAACAGTGCAAGACGAAAGAACACTATCAGCATTTGATGTTGCTAATATTATTAGAAGCCCATCAACTAACGGTGTAAGTTGGTTCGCTGCACTAACAGCAAATGAATTTATCGTAGACAATATATCTTATTACGTAGACAATAAGAGTACAGTACTACAAATTAATAAAGCACCTAACAAGTTTAAGTCACACAACGAGTGGACATTAATTGCTAAAGGTTATGATAATATTCCTGGATATTATATACAAGGAATGAAGTACAGCTTGGCTGGATGGAATAGTGTTAAGGCTAGAATCCCATTCAACACGCTACACAAATTTAACAAATACGGCGACAGTCTTGACATTGGACAGTCTTGGTTTAACAACATAAACGAAGGTAGAAGAAATACAGCTGAAGCTATTAACTATGAACTTAGATCAGTATTAGTAGATGATGCGTATACTAACAAGTGGGACAGAACATTAGTTGCAAACAACTTCCCTACAACGTTATGGAAGTGGATTGATCATAAGCCAACTAGATACAATGGTACATTTAATTACACAACAACTGCCACAAGTGTTGCAGACTTAATAAACATAGACAGAGACTTTCATAAGGTAGTGAAAATTAAATTGTTTAATGTTGAAGCAGACCTTGACAGAAGTGAAATTTATGCGTATAATGATGAGAAGGCCGAATGGGTACTAGTTCTTAAAAAGAATAGTAGTATTGAATTTAGCGTAGCAGACTTATGTCCTGAAATGGGATATGACAAGAGCGCCGAAGGCACACGTACAACAGCAAACGGAACTGTTATCAAAGGCGGATATTGGGATAGCGGCAAGTGGGATGTTGACAACGTTGCAGAGTATTGGCAGACATTAATAACAGCATTAGACGAAGACATCTTCATAGGTAGAAACAAACTTAAGATGAATAAATTATTCTTTGGTGTTGTTGACTATGTGTTAAGTTCATTACCTCAAACTAACTGGATTAGAAAGACAACTTATATTAAAGTTGAGATTGCTAGCGAGTTTAACACAACGGCTAGAAAGTATAAGAGAAATAAAATTCATAACATAACTGGTTACATACAAGATGTTAAACCTTTCCATACTAAGATAAGCTCTACTATTAATAGTTTTGCTACTACTGAAAAGGTTAAAGCAAGTGTAACAGAATCATTAAGCATAGCAGTACAAACAAATACAAGTGGAAGCACATACGATACTAACACAAGAACGTTTGTACATTTACAAGACAACACAGGCAACGTTATTGCGTATGCATTAGCAAGTGCTAAGGAAACAACGTTAGCTTCTGAACTTGGACTTAATGATACTAAAATAATAGTAACTAGTACTGCTGGCATTACAGCAACAGGTACATTATATATTAACGGCGAACTGATTACATATACTAAAGTTGATGCAACTACAGTAACAGTTATAGCTAGAAACGTTAACAACACATTTAGAGCGGTAGGTGCGTTAGGAGACTCTATTACACAAGTAGATACTAACCAACTTACATACACTAACAGCCCTGCAACATTACAATATAATGTAGTAGGTAGTACGATATTGAATAGTCCTGGCTCAACAGCGGCAGCAGAGTTGTCGGCAATTAGCAAGGGAATACAATTATAACATTAGATAATGCTCCGGCATAAATAGTGTATAAGGAATAGGCATATGAAAACATTGAATGAAACATCAGTAGTTAACGTAGAAGGTCATGTAATCATCAGAGATGTTGATACTAATGAGACTCTGCTTAACAAATATAACGCAATTAACTTTCAAAACTTTGCGTTAGCACTAGCTAATTCGTTAGCTAATAAGACTGATGTTAATGGCAATAGCTCAGTTATTAGTAAGTTAGCATTTGGATTTGGTGGTTCAACCATTGATGCAAGTGGAAACATTACATATAAAGAAGCTAAAGTCGCAGGCGGAAGTGGAGCGTTGTATAACGCAAGCCTTGATAATGCAAACGGTGGCGTACATTTACAAGTACCTATCACAGAGCATACAGTTATGGATGCGGCAAACGAACCGTATACAGATTTAGCATGCAAAGTAATTTTAGATTATAACTACCCAGCTGATGCAAGTAACTTGGATACAGCTAGTAATTATGAGACAGCAGGCGAGTTTGTATTTGATGAGATTGCATTAGTAACAGAATCAGGTAACTTCTTAACGCATTTAATATTTCATCCTATTCAAAAAAGTAAAAATAGAAAATTAGAGATACTATATACTCTAAGAATTAGAGCAGGAGTTTAAACAATGGCATATACGATTACAAAAAACGGAACGTCAATTACAGTAGCTGACGATACGCTAAACACACAAACAAGTCTGCGTCTAGTAGGTAAGGATTATATTGGTTACGGTGAAGCAATTGCACAAAACTCTGTTAGTTTATTAGAGAATTTTGCAAGCGAAACTGCTCCAACTAATCCAATCGAAGGTCAGTTATGGTGGAAGCCAAGTACCAAAATACTATACGTAAGATACAATACTACATGGCTAGGCTTAGATGCTGGCAGTGGTTTTGTTCAAGTAACAGACACAGCTGATGTTGTCCATAACGTGGCAGTTAGCAGAGCAAACGGAATACCAGTCTCAATGGTTAGTTCAAATGCAACAGCATTTGCATTAAAGTCAACTGAAACTGATTACATACCTTACTTCTCAGACAGCGGAGCAGGTACAGGAACAACAACAATTAATGCAGGTATCAACTTAAACACAGTAACAGCTTCAGCAATGAAGTTTCATGGTACTGCTACGCATGCACAATTTGCAGACGTTGCAGAGAACTATACATCAGACGTAACATACGGTGCAGGCACTGTAATAATGATAGCGTCAGGCGATGGCGTAATAGGTGACCACGAAGTTACAGAAACAGTACATGAGAAAGATCCTAAAGTAATAGGAGTTGTAACAACAGACCCAGCATTATTGATGAACTCAATGGCAGAGGGAATTACAACAGCGGTTGCATTACTTGGAAGAGTTCCTTGTAAAGTAGTTGGACCAATTACAAAGGGTGACAGAATTATTAGTAGTGATACACCAGGACACGGAAGAAGTGAAATGGGTCATGAAATTAATTGGAGACATGTTATAGGCCGTGCATTAGAATCAAAGAATTCTTTAGAAGCGGGCGTAATAGAAGTTATAGTTGGAGTAAAGTAAAATGGCATTAGCTTCCAAACCGGCACAAGTACTAACGGGCAATAAGATTTATGCTCTAGAACTGAATAACCTTGTTACATATTTTAACGAATTGTGGACGGGCGGGAGCTTTAGTTATGACTCCAATCATAGCAGTACATCAGACAACAGAAGATATGGCTGGGGACAAACGTCTGCAGTCATTAACCCAGCAATTAATATTGGTTCGCTTATTACAGGACTTTCTTTTAATCAAGCTATAACACAAGTTAATGCTGGACAGTATCATACAGAAGATAATCCAACTCTGCTACTTCCTAAGATAGCAGCGAACCACCCAGACCCAATCTCACCAGTTAACTATAATGACGTAGTAACTAAGATTTCTATAATTGAATCTAACAAGTACAAAGTAGACTGGGCAGAATGGGATAAGGATGTATTAATTTCAACTAATACACAATCTTGGAATCAAGACTTAGAGATTGTTCATAAGTTTGCATTTACAGACTACAACGAAGCAAGGCACTTTTTTAATAGTGGTGGCGAGCTAAGTTTAGAACTTGAGATGGATGCAGGTGGAGCAGCAGGACAAGACGTATGGAGACAAATCTTTAACAGATTCGATAGCATACGTATAGGAGCAGAGCAATGTAAGATAGTTGCAGACGATGCTTATGATGTATTAACAACTAGTACAGTAGCGGCAACAGGCTTCTACAATGGAATTGTGCATGGTGGAGACTTTAATACTATATTTGATGCAGGAGTATTTAGATTCTCTTCAGGTGAATATGGAAACGCTTATGTATATGTGTACAGTGAATACAACAGTAGACGTATTAGATTCCAAATGAAAGCAGATGAAGTAGGCGGAACATTCAATGTGTACGTGAAAGTAATACTAGTGGAAGATGTAGACGATACATTTGCTATAACACAACCTATTAAACTATACTCAGGATGGAGTAGACCAACACAAGCTCCAACAAATGGTGATGGTAACGAAGCATCAATGACAGTAGGTGCAACTGTAACACGATTTGCACAACGTAATGCTCCTGTAATTTCAGAAGCAGTAGCGTGGGCACCAGTTGATGTTGCAAGTGGCGTACAACTTGATTGGAACGCATCTCCAAATACAGGCTGGACTAGCACCGGCGATGCAAACAATCCTTATTCATATACCAAAGACTAGTAAACAAATCCCAAAATCAGCTTGACAAACTCTGGTAAATAGTATATTATATACATATATAATTATATATAATTTATCAGGAGAACTAATATGATTTCAAGACTATTAGAAGGCGTCGATAAAGCTATGATGATTAAACTTGCATTACTGCATGTTGTGATTGTTGTTATATCTAACGCACTAGTTTCCATTCCAGTGGAAATGTTTGGAGTAAAACTAACATGGGCAGCATTTACTTTCCCATTAGTTGTACTCGCAACCGACTTAACAGTAAGAATGCTAGGCAAAAATATTGCACGTTCAACAATTTTAGCGGCATACCCGTTAGCAATTATTGGATCTATTGCAGTAGTAATGCTAGAAGGAGCACCAACTAGTGTTGCTCTTAGAATTGGTTTAGCAAGTGCATCTGCATATGCAGTAGGTACACTACTTGACGTCTATGTATTTCAATACATCAGAGAAGGATTCTCAAAGATGTGGTGGATTGCACCAGCAGTTTCTACAGTGGCAGCAAATATAATTGATACGTATACATTCTTTTGGGTGGCATTCAGCAACTCAGCAGACGAGTACATGGCAGCGAACTGGATAGAAATCGCAGGCTCACAGGTTGTACTAAAAATTGCAGTAGGGCTTATTATCTTCTTGCCAGCATATGGCGTACTATTAAAGTATCTACAAAGCAGAGTAGAAGATTAGACAAACAAATAGAATGTACGATAAAGTAACATTTATCGTACATTCACTTAAAGGAGAAAACTATGGACGAGAGATTATCTAAAGCATTAGAGTTCAGTAACTATGCTTTAACAATAAACAATCAAAAAAGAAACATTAAAAACAGAGTAGCACAGTTACAAATTGTGCATTACTTAGGCGGAGTGTTCTTAGCCGACCACGAAACAATTGCGTTTGTAAAAACATTAATAGACTTAGAACGCAAAGACTCGATTGTAATTGATAGCAAACAAAATCCTATCAATGTAAAAAGTTTAAAAGAATTAATGACTAAGCTACTTGATGCATACACAAGTGCAACAACAGAATATGATATTGAAAATGAGAAGCTTAAGAAAGCTAGGAACATTAAAAAAGTAATGGACTGGTAATGTTTGAATACAGTGATCAGAAAGGTGTATGTTTTTTCGCTTACAACAATGACCAGATAGACTATGTTAAGATTGCATTGTTTGCTGGCCAGTATGTTAAGAAGTTTTTAAAACTACCCGTGTGTTTAATTACAGACGAAGGATCAGAAGCTTGGCTTGAACAAAGTCAGGACAAGGATATAATTGAAGCAACGTTTGATTATATTGTAGTTACTAATGATGAAATGAAAACTAACAACAGACGGCACTTTGATAGTCCATGGACAGAGTTTACTGCACAATTTAATAACAGTAACAAACATAAGATATTTGAGTACAGTCCATTTGAACAAACATTATTATTAGACATTGACTATATTGTTAAGACAGATTACTTATTACAATACTTTGATCAAACAGAACACAACGTTTGTATGTTTGACAACGCAACAACACTACGTAACGAACTGCCAGCAGAACGCGAACGATTCTTATACGAGTCGGGTATTAAGATGTGGTGGAGTACTGTTGTATACTTTGATCGTAGTGACGAGAGTAAATTATTTTTTGATACATGGGCACACGTTGCAGCCAACTATGAATTCTATCAATACCTTTATAACTTTCCAGGTAAGTTATTCCGCACAGACTATTGCGTGAGCATTGCTGTACATATACTTGGAGGCATGCAAGATGCTGAATCACCAATTGGAAACTTTGATGGAACAGCATTAGTTAATATGAGTCAGAAGGATGATATCATTGAGACTCCTACATTAACTGATTGGGTATTTATAGCACATTGCCAAAAGGAACAATGGAAGAATATATTAGTAAGACAAGGCAAACAGGACGTACACGTTATGAATAAACGATCGCTTGGTAGAGTAATAGCTGAGTTACAGGAGAAGTTTAATGATTAAAGAACCTGAAGACAGAGGCTACGTAATTGTAGCAATGCAAGATTTTGAATATGAACAAGCTACAGCATTGGCGTACAGTATTAAATTACAAAATAAAAAAGCAAGCGTTTCGTTAGTAACTAACTACACAGACAGAATACCAGAACACTTTCACGAAGTGTTTGATTATCTTATAGAGCTACCTTATGGATTTAGTGAGACAACTAGAGCTAACGAGTGGCAACTATATTGGTGTACACCATATGTACATACTATGGTAGTTGACTGTGCTAGCTTAGTAAAAGAGAATCACGATAGTACATGGGACTACTTAATAGACCAGAAAGACATTTGCTTCTTTAACAGGGCAACTAACTTCAAGGGTGCTCCGTTAGTAAATAAGAACGCAAACGTATTAGAAATAAATTATAAATTAACTAAAGTATACTCTAGCATGTATTACTTTAAACACGACACTGACATTGCACTAGCTTACTTTAAACTAGCAGATGTGTTTATGCAAAACTGGAGAGAAGTATATGCACATTACTTTTCGGAAGTACATAAACCATCACAGTTTAGTCCAGACATTATACATAGTCTACTCAACACAGTAATCATACATGATGATCCATTGTTACACAAAGACCTTGTAACTATTGTAAACATGCCAGTAACATTAGAAGACGGCAACATAGGTGTATGGGATAAGTGGACGGACTGTTTAAATACTTGGGCTAGTAAAGGTGCAAAGATTAAAATACAAAACTTTGCTATCTCTACTAATTTATATTACGGTGAACAAGAGTTCCTTACACAAGAAATATTTGATGAACACAGAAACACATACCTCGCAACCAGTAAAAAGTAATCCTACTTACAACAAGCGTAAATACTTTGTAGCGTTTGATTCTAACTCAGGTCGGATACATAAGATTAGTACATCACCACAATCATTGGATATTGGACTAATCGAAGCACCTTGTTGGAATCCTATATGCAAACGTATTATTAAAGGTACTTCTAGTATTAAGAAGTATGGAATGATATGGGATATCATTAATAACAGATGGGACTTTGGCGAGCGTAGTACAACACTTGAACTAGTAGCAAGGGGTAATAAACTTATACCGTTTGAATCCATTGACGACCCAACTAAGTCAGATATATTTGTAAAGATATTCTATGAGGATAATAAAGTTATGGTGCAGGCTAATAGAAGCAACATCACAACTACTAAGAACCTTAGTGACATTACAGCCGTAGCACAATCAGAAAACAAACTGCTAGACATCTACATCACAAAGAAAGGTGACCCAGACTATCTAATAGACAGCATAGGAGTTGACCCACTAGCATTGTTTTCAAATGGAAAACAAATTATTGATCTCAACCCAACTATAACTGATAAGGTTAACTGGAATGAAATTAGTTTATACACTAAGCCAGTGTTTAAACAATACCAATGGACACTGCAAGCAACTGTTAAAGAGAATCAAAACTTCTTAGGTACAAGCAGATTAGTTCAAGTATCAAGTGACGTTGATAATGCAGACATAAATATTAGCGTAGTAGACAACAGTCTTCATATAACAAGTGAGTTAACAGAAGATGAAATGTATTACTTCGAAGGAAAGAACCAAATACAAATCGTAGTATGCGATGGCGCGGTGGATAATTTTGTAGGTGCTATAGAATTACCAGTTGGCTTATTGTTACAATCACAGTCATATCTAAATATTAATTTTGATTGGCCTGAAGATCCGCTATTGATTTTTAAGAATAACTATGTTACAATAAGTACAAACGGAGAATTAAATGACAAAGATGACTAGCATTAATGAGTTTGATATTGTTTTTATCAGCTATGATGAACCAAACGCTGATGAGAACTACAACGATTTAATAAACAAAGCACCTTGGGCCAAGCGTAGCCACGGAGTATTTGGAAGTGATGCGGCACACAAAGCGGCAGCAGACTTAGCAGAGACAGATAGATTTATTACAATAGACGCAGATAATATTGTAAGAGAAGATTTCTTTGGAGTAGAAATTGATATGGATAAGATCCGTGCAACTGATGTTGTTAGTTGGGCGGGCAAGAATACAATCAATGGACTTGTTTACGGCAACGGTGGGATTAAATGTTGGCCTAAGGATGTTGTATACGGAATGCAAACACATGAGAATGCACCCAAGGGTGACAAGCGAGCTCAAGTAGACTTCTGTTGGAACATTAACTATGTACAAATGAATAACATATACTGTGATGTAATGAATAACGCTAGTCCATTACAAGCATGGAGAGCAGGTTTCCGAGAAGGTGTTAAGATGGGATTAGTAGATGGAGACATTGTAGATCCTATGAACCTTAAAGAAATGGTACACAATAAAAATTACAAACGTTTACTTACATGGATGAGTGTTGGTGATGATTGTGAGAACGGACTGTGGGCAATTTACGGCGCACGTCTAGGATGCTATATGACAAACATTGATAGAGAGTCATGGGACTGGAGAAACGTTAGAGACTTTGATTGGTTAACTAAGTATTTTGAAGAACATGTACTACCAGACTTTGAAGCTGACAGTGATCAACTATGTCCACGTACTGGAATGAAATGGAACTATAAAACATTACAAGACGAAAGCGACAGGCTTGGATACTTGTTGCGTTCTAAATTAGAGTTAGAAATAGCAGACATGGGAGTTGAAGGTTCACGCTTCTTTAAAGAAGTATACATTAACCCAAGTAGACTTGGCGCACAAATTAAAGAAGAGCAAGTTGAGGACACTCTTGAATGAGCAAAAAGTTAGCTGACTTTGAGTGGGACCGCGATCCGAATGAATCAATTACAATGTCGGATTCCAATCAACAGAACATGCTATCATTACTCAACAGTACTGGCCCTGGTTTCTGTTTAGCTAAGTGGACACAAGTAACTATGCACTTGGGTAACGGACTAACACATAGCTGTCACCATCCACACGCACATACAATCCCATTAAAAGAACTAACCGAAGACGCTGGTTCATTACACAATACAATTTTTAAAATGATGAAGCGGAAAGAAATGCTTGCAGGCAAACGTCCTACTGAGTGTGACTTCTGTTGGCGCATAGAAGACAACGGTGGTGTAAGTGATCGTGTATTTAAAAGTTTGGAATCGTTTAGTTTTGAACATCACGACAAGATATCATCTCTCAAAGGAGACGAGTTTGTATTTCCTACTTACGTAGAAGTATCATTTGGTCGTACGTGCAACTTTGCTTGTGCTTATTGTGGTCCTCCGTTTAGTAGTAAGTGGGAACAAGAAATAAAAAAGCAAGGTCCTATAATGAATTTAGGACAACCATTTAATAGCATAGTAGATAACGAAACACATATACTAGCTAGAGATCACAATCCATACATTGAAGCATTTTGGAATTGGTTTCCAGAAGCATATAAACATATGCATACGTTTCGTATTACAGGCGGTGAGCCGTTACTAATAAAAGATACATTCAAAGTCATTGACTTCCTTATTGCTAACCCTAACCCTAAATTAGAATTTGCTATTAATAGCAATGCATGTCCAACAAGCCCAGGTGCTTGGAAGAAATTCTGTGCTAAGATTAAAGTACTAACAGACAACAACTGTGTTAAGAAGTTTGAGCTATACACAAGTGCTGAAGCTACAGGCGACAGATGCGATTACATACGTGATGGTATGGATTGGAAAACGTTTGTTAAGAACATACATTACTTCTTAGACAACACTAGCAACACACGTGTAGTATTCATGTGTGCATTTAATATATTAAGTATTACTAGCTTTAAAGATTTATTAGAATGGGTACTGTTACTTAAAACAAAGTACAGTTATCATGGATTCTTTAAATGGTTAGAAGACGAAGGAGTGGATAGAGCACTGCCCAGTCACGATAACTATACAGTACGTGGAGAAGAAAACACAAGAACACACAACCGTGTAGGCATTGACGTACCTTATGTTAGATGGCCACAATTCTTAGACCCATGTCTTATTGATGTAGAGTTGCTTAACAAGTTTCTTGTACCAGCCGGAGACTTCATGTATAGTAACATGGGAACACACGACTGGTATCTAAGTAATAAGTTTGAAGCACACGAATGTAGTAAGCTAAGACGTAACATTGTTGATTGCATATTACATATCAAACGTGCAAACAGAGAAACAGGACTACATGAAGATCCTAAATTAAAATTAAAGAGAGCAAGGTTTGCTCAGTTCATAGACGAATACGATAAGAGACGTGGAAAGAACTTCCATGAGACATTTCCAGAGTACGCAGACTTCTATAAGATATGCAAAGCCGAAGAAGCAGAGCTTGAAAACATGGACAGTCATGACGGACATTACGAGGACTACAAACGGAAACAAAAAGCAAGGCTTGTACCTTTAACTACAAAGGCAGGACTTAATATAGAAAAGGAGTTGGCAAGGCCACCAAAATGAAAATGAATCTTATAACTACTTCAGGAAGAAAAATAACTTTTGAATTTGTAGATAATAATATAGGCAAGATAATGTATACTCTTATACAAGGTTCTAAAAAGCATATTAGACAAGGACATACTAGCTTTAATACTTTTACTGATTCAGTAACTGTTGAAGCTAAACTTAGAACAGCGGTGGCTGCATTAGTTAAGCTAGGATACAAGATGCCAGTGATACCAGAAGAGATGACTAGAGACACATTGAATCGTTGTCATGAAGACTTTCATATAGTAGAAGAAAAAGCTCAAGCTGATCATATGGCAACTAAAATTAAAAGCAAAGACCATGCAGTAGGACATTTGTTTAATGATGTTAATGTATTAGTACATGAACTTGAGAACGTATTATTTAAAAAAAATGTAATAGCATACAGCGTGTTTCAGATCGGAGACTTTAATATTAAAGATAGAGTAATTATAAACGCTGAATTAAGAAAATTATTTAGCCACTCAACCGTAGCTATGAGAAAAGAAGTAACATTACATGTTGGGTATGCTACAATTGGAAAGACCCTTTGGCATGCTGCAATTGACAACGATGTAGAAGTAGTTAAAAATTGTAACCTGAGACCACAACTAAGTATAAGTACAGAGACAATATTAGACGCCACACCAAACAGGTTCACTCATAGTGAAGCAGAGGATAGGAAAATACTTGATAAGCAATTATCTTCATTTGTTAAAGATAATAATTTACAAGACTATGTAGGATGGAAAGATCCTATACATTCTTATTGTCAACAACCTGTGTATGCACATTGTTTAGAAAAATTAACAATGAAACAGTGGCACGACATTATAATGAATGACCCACTAGTACAAGTAGAACTATGAAACTAATTGATTTTAAATACAAAAACGAATTTGCCTTTTGGGAATATAGATTCCAAGCTATACAAAAAGATTCAGATATACTACCACCAACACCTAGCACAATGATTAAGCGTGTGTTGTTAACTGAGAAGGCCGACATTGCAATAAAAGATTTAGTAGTGTTTCCTAAAGAGGACTGTATAATAATTATAACAAGTCCTTTCAAAGGTACATTATGGGAAACAGCAGACGGTATAATACAACGTGCAAGATGTTACACAACTGTATTAGTACTAGCACAAGACGAACTTATACTTCGTAAATTAGATAACACTAATGATGAGATGTGGATTATACAAGGCGACTTGCTTAGTCTAGACTATGTTCTACACGAACGCACTAGTTATAAGAAATGGTATACTGAAGAACATGTACAAACGTGGATGCAGAAGCCAGCACCTAAATACATTACTGCACACAAAGACAATTGGGCTATATCAGATAGCATGAGTGAAACAACTATTATTAATCATACTGACGCAGGTTGGTGGTTTGATATATCAAGCTATGCAGATTGGTATAACCCATACGTGCTTACTTGGCGTAAAGCTAATTGTAATATACTTAGTTGGCGAACTCCATCTACTCAGGCCTTTCAGTTTGGATTTGAAAACGATCCAAAGGCAGTAGCAGAGAAGCAATTTGAATTAATTAAGAAGTACTTACCTAAAACAAAGAGGGTTATATACTTTGGCCAATGTCTAGGTTCACCATTCTGTATTGCTACAGCTAGTCACTACCCTGGTCGTGCTGATGGACTATACACAACTGCTACTATATTTGATCCAACTAACCATAGAAGCAAAAAACTAATGGAACTAAATGGAACTGCAACGTTAGGTGGCAAGTGGGGTGCAATGGATGTAATAGATCCAAACAGTGATTTACTAGATAGACTTCCACACAAGACACAGTTCTTATTTAAGCTGGGTGATGAAAATGAAAGAACAGAACATGGCAGGTTTGTATACCTACATGGAGCCAAGGACAACATCAAACATGTTATGGTTAAGTACACAGATGTATATGCACCTGTAGTAAGTACAAAATCATATAGTATGTTTGCGTTTCTAAATGCGGATCATCCTAATACTGAAATAGATGAAGTGTTTGAGGAACTTAGTTTAGAAGAAACCCTTAAACATCATGGAGGGTAAAGTTACCCAGTAGT